AACCATAACGCTCACCAGTTCCGCGCGTAAATTGAAGCGGACCAGCGGCTCCGGTAGGCGAATCTCTACCAGACGCGCCTTCCTTACCAACCATGCGAGTAATATAATCTCGCAAGTGTGGAGGAACATGAGCTTCAATAATTTCCCTATACGAAGGCATTTATTTCAATACCTCTAAGAGATTATTTATGTCGACAGTCTTGTACTTGCCCACCTTCTTGACGGCGGACGGGCGAACCTTCTCGATGTCCTGCGCCATCGGACCCACCACTTTCGGATATGATTTCGGATCACCCTTATAGCGGTAAGCATATAACGGAACAGGCCCATCTGTGAGCTTCTTAATATCTGTCTTCGTGCTCCGGTCGGACATGTACATTTGGGCACCGATCTTCGCGCCGCCGAGCAGAATAGATGCCCAATCGGGACCCTTATCCTCCGAGGTAGCGGTTTTGTTGGTCGTTTCGGTTTTGCCGTAAGGCGACATGCCCAAAGCCGCCAACCGCATGTTAAGTCCCTCGACGGGGTAATCACGCTTTTCGTAAAATTGTTTCATCGCAGCATTGAGTTCGTTCTGCTGCTGAGTTTGCTGCTGTTGACCACCCTGCAGCAGCGAAGCTATGTCTTGGCCTTGCGCTGCCTTCATCCCAGCAGCGGTATTTCCATAACCGGTGGCGGCATTCTGCATTCCAGCTGCGGTGCCCAAATAACCAGCCCCGGAGCCTTGGAGACCTTGGCCGACACCCAACAGTCCAGCACCAGCTGCTTGTTGACTTGCTCGATCTGCAAGGCCAGTAGTCCAAGCAGTATCGAAGCCTTGTTTACGAAGCTGTGCGCTTAGGTCACCAATGCCTCGGACACCTTCCGCGCCAAGTACCGCATTTCCAACCTCGCCGCGCGAACCACCGAAACCAGCCGCTGCGTTGGCCCCAAGTCTCTGAGCAGTTAATTGCTTGTCCAGCGCAGTCTCAGCGTTGCCGATAGCCCGCTGTTCTACTTCTTGGGTATACGGATTGAGATATTTCTGAACGTCCAATGGTCCGGCGGTTCCTCGATAAATATTGGCGGCCTCATTTTGCACGCCGGTCGCCGCGTCATAAGCTCCCGTTGCCTTAGCAAATTGCCCACCAGTTTGGTCCAACATTCCGGTTGCTTTGGCATATAACGGGTCCGTGCTTCCAATTGATTTTTGGATTTGATCATAACCCTGCGTGGTCATCGCTCCGGGAGAGGCGACTTGCTGCCCCGTGTATTGCTCCAATGGCCTTCCCGCAATCTGTTGAGCAAGACCGTAATTAGCCTGCGATGCTTCATTCACCCAAGCAGGAAGCTCAACTTTGCTTGTCTGTTGAGTGGTTGCCGGAGTGCTTCCGCCGCTGCTCATCTTACATGTCCTTCGAGTAGAGGATGCCCATCATCTTCCAACCGGGAGTCCGATGTGCCCACCAACCATCGCGGCCCGTGGCAGTTATCATATTCGCGCCAAGTTCTTTGGCCCACTTACTAATCTTTTCTTCCAATTTGGCCGCATTCGAAATGGAACCTATCACGAACATTATATTGACTACCTTGCGTCGAGGGAATAGTTGTATCTGCGTAATGGCCCATGTATCGCCTTCAACATGTCCCTGTATGTTGCCTGCCATAAGTTCAGCTTGAATGTCATCCAAGGTGTACAGATTACCACCGAGCTTGAGAGCTTTCTCCATCTTTCGTAGCATTTCGGGGTCGGTAATATTCATCCCGCGACCTTAGTTACCGTCAACGCCCCTGCGTCGGTTACTTTCACTTCGAACACCTTGAGGCTAGGCGAAATTAGTAGCAGCGAATTGTTACCTTGGACCTTGCTAAGCGCATCCCTCTGCATCCCTTCAAGTTCTCGGTTCCAATCCGTCAGGAACCGCATCAATTCGGTGTCTTTTAAATTCGGAATCCTCATTTCTTTTTGCCCCGCTTCTTTATATCGAATATGACGGGACCAACCGTGCTCCAATCCGAATTTCGGACCATATCGATGCGGAGCCTTACGTCGCGCGCTGTTTCTCGGATGTCAACCCAACCGTGCTCATTCACCGTGCGCGGTGCGGAATACTTTTCGGACGCGTAGTCGCTGCGATCATTGACCATAGCCAATTTGAATGTAAGGGCAGTTTTGTCTCCGGCGATATCTGGAAGTATCTTGGTAATTGTGTTCCAATTCTCGCCCCCGGCGATATTGATGGTTTGAGACTCCAAGTATGGCATAAACAATGCCTCGGGGTATTGGAACCCCGTCTCATGCTTCCAGACTTTGAACCCGTCCGACATGATGGGGAAGCGATCATTGGCATAGGTATTGCCGCAAGTTCGGTGGAGATAACCGCTCATCCACACCTTGCCGCGATAATCGATGGCAGCGTAACGCGTAGTTTCTAGGCCCAATGATGGGTCGACCCAGAACCACCAGATTTCGCCGCGCGCCAACATGCTAACCGAATGCGACTCGCGAACAGTCCTTTCGAAGTCCATTTTGGCTGCGATGACGTCCCAAATGGGGCATGGAATAGTGTCGGCAGTGGAGCCGTTAAACATCCAGAAGCCTTCCACCGAAATCCAAACTATTCCCTCCGGGATCGACGACATAGAAGCCGCGCTGATCGGGATTGGAATTTTACCAATCGCGCGGCGGCGATAAATGTACGGAAGGCCCACATAATCCACGAAGTGCGTCATCGCAGGAGTATGGACTGAAATACCAACAGAAGAAGAATGAGCCGCCACGATCGGTGAGAACGGATCAACGGTGAACTTACCCGCCGTGTTAGTTAGGCTGGCAAAATCCCAGTCATCAATGTTCTCCGAACTGCACCAACCGAAATCACCTTGCTGACCGCCCATTTGGAACAGCATAACGTGGCGATCTGGCGTGACTACGAACTGTCGATTATTCGTTGGAGCAGCCGCAACAACAGTTAATTTGCTGGTAGGATCGGAGGAATCCCATTTAAGCAATCTACCGTCATAACTGGTCATTACTAGCAAATCTTCGCCCCAGTTGTTCATCGACCAAGCGGGGGAGAATTTCTGCAAGGATGACAAACCGGGGCGCGCGGTTCCGTATGTGGAAAGATTATAGTTCTTCTCGCCATAACCGGCCCCGATACCGGCCAATGGTTGGAATGGAGGGGTAGGTGAAATATCAGCAAGGGTACCGCCCGTGTCGATGTAACAATGTTGTTCACACAGATAGGCGGTATAGAAGATACCTGATAATGTCATCCATCTGTGAATAGCTCTGACACGCGACGCAAATGGCGACACAAGAGGATTAGAACCGTAAACAATCTGTTCCCACCCAGAAATTGGGCGCAACGTAACGCCGTCATCCCAACGCATAAGGTTAACTTCCCGCCAGTTCGCAGTCTTGGCGGCTTTAGACAGGAGGGTCGTTACCCCCGGCGGGAATTCAATTGGTAGCATGTTTAGGTCCAAAAGTTAATTCTGCGTATGTGACGTCTTTAAACTCCTTTGTCTCGGGGTCGTACATTCTACCATCAAAATGTTTTTGCGGGTCCTCTCCCTTATACTCTACTTCCAGCACCAAATGACCCGCTGGGAAAATGTGGTATGGTTCGAAATGTGCGGCGTTGACACGCATTCCGTATTCGTCCGTAGCAATTGCAAGGACTGCATTACCTTCCTTAAAAGCCTTGGTCTTGTAAACATAATCATACCAATCCACGCCATCGCTGTCGCGCTTAGCGAATATAGTACTCTTCGGCGCATTAGGCGGCAATTTCTTAGGCTTATATAATGACCAAGTACCGTGATTTTTCATCCTTCTACCCCTACCGTGAACCAACTTCCGCCAGTAAGGTGTTGAATATAACGCTGTTTAGTTTGAATAACTCCTGCGCCGAATGCCAAACCAACTATAACTGAGCCTGAAGCATATTCGCGCATAGTTGTGTCTTGCGGGTGATTAAAACTACCAGCGAGTACCAGTTTTACACTCTGTGTATAACTACCCGCCGGTTGGTACGAACCTGCCGGTTGGAATTGGCTGGGTGAAAAATCGCTAGTTCCCCAAACACGACCAGCGGCAGTGTATAAGTGTGAGCCAGGCATTACATAATTACCGCCGTCAAATTGCAAGTATCTGTTATTAGCTGCGTTTAAGTATACAACGCCGCCTTGAGCAAACAAATTAGAGACAGCAGTAATATTCCCGTTAGATGTAATACCATTAGCTGATACGGTGTTACCAGAAATGGCCCCGCTAAGTGCCATTGCACCACCACCGAAAGTGGTAGCATTAATTGCTGCGCCATTTATTGTATTCGCACTTGTAGTCCCATTCAGCGTTGCGCCGTTCACCGTAATTGTGTTACCAGAGATAGCACCAGTAACTGATACAGAAGCGCCAGAAATAGCGCCGGTTACAGTCAAAGTGCCAGATACAATAAGAGCATTCGCTAGTGTGACGTCGCCAGTTTGTCGGTTGATAGTAACTGGGGTGCCAGCCTTGGTAAAAGCGTTGTTCCAACGTTCGATGAGAAATGCGCCAGCGCTGCTCGTATCATTGCCGTCGCCCAATACCATAGTCCACTGCTTGGTATTAGCCACAACTTTGACGTCAATGGAATCGAAATTACCATTAAGTTTGTTGCCCCACGAATCCGCCGAGGCACCGATCTCTGGCTTGACTAGTAGCAATTTCGGTGTGATAGTGTCAGCCATTGGATTGCTCCAGTTGATATTCTGCCATCACAACCTCGCATCCAAGGCAATCCGACTGGCACTGAGAGCCATCTGTGTCATGTACGAGGCCCCAACCGTGAGACCTGTGAAATTGCCAAAGCTATATGAGGCATAATCAGCGGTTGGAATTGCAAGGATGCCAGCGTTAACTGCCGACTGCGTAAAGTTTACCGACCCGTTTGTGATGGAAAGCGTGTCTCGCGCTGTAATTGTTGGCAATCCTCGCATGCTTGGATGTCGGATTATTGTCTGCACAGTCGTTGTAGAACTGCTAAAAAGCGGCCCCTCAACAACAAGATTGCGCCAGTACCTCTGACACGTCACCAACTCCTGATCGAACGGACGCATGATCAGCGGCGACTGTGCAGCGGTCGGAGCCTGCGTGCCGGAGAGGATGACGACGCCACTAATACGAAATACATCGGTAGTCGCAACCGTATTGGATTGACCGTTTGCGCCAGTAACCGTACCTGCTTGCCAAACATTGAACGTCGATGTGTTACCCGTAGTCCCGACAGCAAACATAAAGGAAACATACAAACCAACAGTGTTATTGACCCCCCAAGTACCTGTTGTGTCGCCCGGAATAGTAATAGTTTTATATTCGGGAACATCAGCCACATTCTGCGTATAAGTACAAACGCAGCTTCGATCTTGAGCAGCATTACGGAAAGCAACAGCGTATGTGCCGGTTCTGTGGTGAGCTGTCCAAAAGCCAATAGTTAATGGTTTTGCGTTCGACGTACCCCACGCTAAACGAATAATGCGATAGCCTTCGATAGCTTGATAAAGACCAACATTGTCTGTGCCAGACAATATCGTCTGTCCAGTTTGGACGGTGATATAAAGTTGCCACGGTAGTCCAACAAAGCCACTCAGGTTAAACCCTATGGCCGCAGTAATTACCATTGTTCCTACTTTAGATAACGCCCAGCCATCGCAAGCGTAGCCCGCGGTACTTCCATTTGTTCCCTTTTCTTGGCCAACCTCCATCGACCCATTGATCTGCATCCCGCTGTACGCCAGCGCATCAAGCGGCGCGGCATAAACTTTAGCTGCTGCTAGAGTTGCCGCATCCTGCGTGTCGGTATAAGTCTTATCAGCCTTTAGTGCATCGGAGGTATCAACATAATCCTTACGAACAGCATTTGCCGCCGCAGGCGCAGTTGGCAAACTTAAATGCCCGCTCATCGTGTCGCCAGCTTTAAGCACACGAAGTGCATCAGCGGCGTCAACATAAGCAGCGTCTACAGGACCTGATGCGCTTTGCTGCTTCCAGCCATAACCGTTATACGTGAACAAAACGCCGTTCAGCGAATAGGTCTGCCCATTCGTGGGCGAAGCTGGGAAGTCAAATGCAGCCACTTATTTCTCACCTTTCATCAATTTAACAAAATCCGCCCTCGACACTGGCGGTTTGCCTTCTAGAGCTAGGAGACGATTTTCATGTTCGTACAGAAGTTCTCCTTCCGCTGTTGGTTCAGGAAGTGTGAGTTTGGGTTCATTGTACGGATCAGGAACCCCGCCATCTTCCAGCCATTCCTCATACTCGGCGCGGTCGCGATTGGCCGGATCGTTCGGGATGCACGCGCCATCCTCGGTGCGGATCACGACATCGGTGGCGGTGAGTTGATAATCTGCCATCACAGCCTCGCGTCAAATAATACGGCAGCGGCTACGCCCCGACCAACCATTCTTGTGGCATTTCCGGCGACCAATCCACTCGCGACTGTACAATCGATCATGCAGCTTCTGACATCACCTGAATTCAGTGTTGGAAAGGTGGTTAGATTTAGCGCAACAGCATTGCTTGCCCACAAGTCGAAACTGCTTCCGGCCGGAACGCTCATAGTTGGTATCGAACGCATCTCCCCACCCGGAAACGGACACTCTATCAATGCTCGGGTGGGACTTACTGCTTGTCCCAAACCAACGGAACCGCTAACTACGACTATTTTCTGAAAGTACCTCTGACACGTCATCAACTCCTGATCAAACGGTCGCATGATCAGTGGCGACTGCGCTGCGGTCGGAGCCTGCGTGCCGGGGAGGACGATAACGCCGGTAATCGTTGCAACCTGCCCTAACGCACCCACTGTATTAGGCACGGAGCTTGACGCAACCTCGAAAAACAAGCGCATTCCGGCTGTGTTATCGGTCTTCCACGTTCCCGTTGTCTGAGCCGGGAACGTGATCGTGCTCCACGTCCAAACCAATCCGCCGGGATTACTAAATGACATCCACGGAGCGGGTGTAGAACCGTCAAAATTCGTAATAATTGCACGGTAAGTCCCAGCAAGAGAGGCTCGCATCCAGAACCCGACAGTGATAGGCATCGCAGCGGCCGTGCCCCACGCCGCACGAAGAGTTCTGTATCCCTCAATATCTGTTGCAAACCTTACAAAATCCGATCCAATCGTCGGTTGGGCCGTCGTGGGGTTTAACTGGAGTGCCGAACCAAATCCGGTCATCGCTCCCGGAACCGCATAAGCAGCGATAACCGATGGCCCGCTTTTTGCAATAGACCACCCATCAACAATATATTTCGCAAGTGTGCCAGCCGAAACAGTCACCTGACTGATGCCATTCTCCTGACTGACCTCCATCGAGCCGTTGATCTGTATCCCGTTATAGGCCAGCGCGTCGAACGGCGCGGCGTAGGTGCGCACGGCATCGACGTATTGTTTCGGCGCGGCCTGCAGCGCAGTAGAAGGATCAGCGTGAAGGTTGAGAAAACCAGTTAGTGTATCGCCAGCCTTGAGGACTCTAGCAGCTAAATCCGTGGTTAGATTAGTAACTCCGCTCTGCGCGATGGGAAGCGTAGGAGGAAATGTGCTTGGCTTCCCTGTAATGTCTACCCAATCGACGGGGCCTGAAGTGCCTGAAGCTCCGCCGGGAGCAGCTTGCACCCATTGCGACGTGTTACCATCGTCATAATAGATCCAAAGAATACCAGTGTCAGATTCCCACCACAACGCACCAGCAGTTGGACTTACAGGAGGAGTAACCGAAATAGTAATAGAAGCGCTACCCCCGCCTCCTCCAGCGTGAGCGTCTACGTATTGTTTAGTTGCTGCATGAAGTGGAGAACTAGGATCGGCGTGGAGGGTTAAAAACCCCGTCATAATATCGCCGATAATGTCTACTTTATTATTTATTTCTGCATCTTGTAACGCATTTTCGCTATCGACGTAATCCTTGTCGACCGAATCTGTAACAGAAGCTGCGTCGATCTTGTCAAAATTAGAATTAAGCTTCTCGCCCCACGTATCATCGGAAGCGCCGACGTCGGGCTTAACCAGGTGTAATTTGGTTGTAAATGCGTCAGCCATTTATCGGAACCCAAGGCTGGGCGGGTTCCGTGATAGGAATCCATCTTTCGGTGGGGTTAACAGCGGAGGAAGATGCCCAAATATCCCCCGGCGGATCAACGGGGATCGGAACCCAAATATCCACGGGAGGATCGATGGGAATGGGTAACCAGTTTTCATTTACCCTCCAATGATCGTATGTATTACGACCATACTTACCAATTCCGTATGGTCGCGGAGGCATCATCCAAATGACTTCCTTCTCACTTGCATCAGCACCGATCCGCTCGCCATATCAATCTTGTGCTGCGCGTTCAGCCCGTTGACGAGGCGGACCACTTCGGTGTCCCACACGGCGCTTCGTTCATCATCGATCGAATACATCGAGGCAATGTGGAGCGCTTTAAGCGTGTAAACGATAGGGTTATATGCATTGATCCAGTTGTTGACGTCCTCGGTCAGCGGCGGAATACTCTGATAATACGTCATTTCTACCAGAGTGCCATCAACCGAATCAATTTCGCCCACCATTAGATAATTACCAAGAATAGTGTATCGCTTCACTCGGCCGCGATAGGGCGGCTCCGGGGCATCCGGATATTCTGGATTAAAGAACGCGTCCGGGGTTTGGTAACGGCAAATATTGCCGCCTGGAAGCAGGCGCACTAAGCGAATTTCCTGCCAGTCCAACGGTAGCGGAACCCGATTCTCCAAGATCGACGAGGTATCGATCTGGATCATATGTTTTACGCGAAGAGCAGTGGACAAATACTCTTCAGCCATACGAATCCAACTGATTACGACCGAGTTCGGATAAACATCCGACCCGAGCGCCAACCAGTTGCGAATTTCGTTACATTTGTCGGTGAGGTAAGTTGGCATTTACACTCGTCCCGGCCAAATTCTAAACGCGGCGTTATCTGGATCGTTCAGCCACTTTTTCCAGTCGCTGTCGTCCCAGTTCTCGCGAATAGCTTTTTCCGCGACGGTCATTGGCACACCCCGAGCGAGCAGCTTGTTGTTCGAGCGGCGGGGGTGCAACTCCCTCATGACCTTGTTGTTTTCCAACGTCTGGGTCATGTCGAGTTCGGTATGGACGTGGATTGTGAGAGGATCGTCGTCCTCCCATATCATGGTGCGCTTGACGGCTCCATCGTTTCTGTATACCACCTTACGTTCCGCCATGATAACACACCCCGTGCACGCTGTCAAGTATAGGTAGCTATTCCGCTATTCTTTGGCTGTTTTTAAAAATTCTTCCCAAGTGAGGGTAGGGATGTTTCCTTTTACTTCTTTATCATAATACTTCTTTAATTTTGTCTCAGACCCACCAAATTCATCGAGCAATGACGGTAGTTTTTCGCCTGCTAATTGTGCGTCCAAAACATCAGCATTATATGAATTCTCACTTAATAATCCTTTGTTTTTAATAATTTCTTCAGCCTTCTTTCCTATAATTCCTTGATTTTTTAAATCCCAATATGCCTGATCCATGGGGTTCCATTGAAGCGACATACCGGGTCTAATTACGCCACGCTCTTTCGCAAGAGCTATGCCTTCTGGTGAAAATTTAGGTAAAACTTGCTCTGGGTCAAGCGCCATAAATGCATTATAACCACTTTTACCTTTTGTTAAATGGGGGTATTGAACTGCATCGATCCCTCTATCTTTCATATAGTTATAAAAATTACCTTCCCAATCTCCTGATTGACCTTCTACTTTTTCGAGGTCTTTTAACAGTTTAGGATAATTTGGTCCGCCCGCAGTGCTATGTTCTACCATTTTTCCTTCTAATGTAGCAAGCACATTTTCGGGTTTCTTCCAATTAATCGGATCACCCGGATATCTCATAGGATTACGAATATCCGCCACAACAGGTATAGTTCTAGGGCCAGCCACCGGAATATCTGGATGAGCGTTATTTAATGTAGCCCAATCATATAAGAATTTGCCAGGGGAATAATCCCCCATCGCATAACCACGAGCAACATTGGGGTCAGTTGAAATATGGACTCCCATGTCGCGCTTAGATTTCATAAAACTAGCAAAATCGTCGGGGGAAGAAGTACCGTGATAACCGCCCCTCAATCGGGGCAACTTTCCGGCGATGCCCAAAGCACCTGGAGCCGCCATAGCGACGTCAGAAATACCCGCCTTACCCGTCGAATAATCGTGGGTGGCGTGTTCTAAATCAAGAAGGCCTTGAGCAGCGCCTATCGGCGGCGCTAACAATCCAGCGGCGGTGTTTAATCTCGCGCCTTGACGGTATATTTCTCGCTTGTCCCCCGGAGTTCCAGGGTCCATCCTTGCGCCAATATCGTAGCCTGCTTGAACCGAAGGCGACGGAGTATAAGATCGCATGGATGGCTGGCTATCAACCATCATTTCAGAAAAATACTTAGGCCTCCTAGGACTTGCGAGTAGACCTCTAAGATCCATGTTACACCAAATGAATTACGAACACTCGCCCACTTACACCACCCAATATTACACCATTATCGTCCACCCACATCGTTACACCGTTGTCATCTATAAACATACTGACGCCGTTGTCATCTATCATTTTAGCCTCTTTATTCCGGGTGCCATAATCCACGTCCCAGCCATCAACGCATTTTGGCTCATGGTAAATTGGTTAGGCGAAGCGACAGAACTAACAACCGCAGTCGCCGGGAAAGGCAATACGCCTGCCATTCGATCAATAGTTGGATGCCACCAGAACGGCTTGGAGTCGATTGTAATAGCTGCAGGACGAGCAACAGACGCTCCAGCACCATCCACGATCTGAACGATGGCTGATCCTGCCGCCGTTACCATGAATTTACTAACGTCAACGGGTGTGTCCATAACACCTGCCGGGAAGTAGTAAAATGTAGTTGGCGGTGTCGCGTTGAACATCGTGTACGTAGTGCCATTCCACTTGTAGTTAAACATTGCTTGCATAGTTAAAGCACCAGTACCGGAATTATATGAAGTACAGAAAAACCAATTAGCAAAACCGGAGCCAAGCCCGTAAAATACGTCACCGACCTTGAAAAACTGACCAGCGCCAACGTTGGACGAAAGAACTCGGCCCGAGTAGGTTGGAGCGGGGACCGACACAGCATGAACTCGTGAAAACTGATTTGGCACATCATAATTATGTACCACATAATCAACTGAACCTTTGCCGTACCACGTATTCAAGGCCGGACGATCACAACCAATGAGCGGGCCATATGTTGACCCGCTGTTAGTAATCAACGGGAACGGGGATGGGTTTCCAACATCTATATCAACGAATACCCCGCCAAACGCCTTCATGGCGATTAATTCATTTCCTGCAATTGCTGTCTCCCATCCAGCAACTCTGAAACTACACTGATCGAATTTGATATCATTGCCTTGAAAATAAGCGCCAGCCCTGTGATAAATCATATCACAGTGTTGAAAGGTAAGGCCCGATCCGTTGGTGACGATCGGCTCGTTCCATATCTCACTGTTTGGAATGAAGCGATTGGTATCCGAGCTGTCAAACATGCACCCGATAAATTTAATACTGCCTGCCGCTGTGAAGTCTCCAATCCGCATTCCTACTTCAGAGTACACATTAGTCACAACCAAGGGGTAATTCCAGTTAGCAGCAATGTTAAACGCGCGATAATAGGTGTTCAAATGAACGCCATCGAAAGAGCCAGACACGACACCATTCGCCCCAGCGGTGTATTGCAAGCCGTCGAATACGGTATGGATGCCGAATATATTTAACATCCGGAAGTCGTTGCAGCGCGCCTGCGAATTGCCAAACGAAATTGCAACCTTCTCGTATTGAATAACGGTGCCCCGGAAATTACCGAAATCGCCATTACCATCCGAGTTTGGATGGACGCAGATGCCAATCAACGAAAACTGGATAACACAGTCTTCAATGAAAAAAGCGCTAGATGCTCTTCGATCAGTAGCCTGATCTGTTCCGTATGCTCCTGTGATCGCACCTAGGAATGCAGGGTAGGGTGGCCTTGGGTATGGTGTTGGCGGGGCAGTTCCGCTATAACCATCCACGCACACGCCACAGAATGGTGCTCTTGCATTATCAGTAGCACCAGACGGCACATAATTCGAAGCGGTCGCGCGCCATGCAAGTGTTTGACCTTGCATATCAGTTTGTATAGGAGTGCTGCCTTCAATCCGGATGCGTCGAACACCAGAATTGCGACCACCTTGAATATTAATAATTGGGCGATCTTTAAAATACGCTTTTAAAATAAAAGCGCTACTCTGGTCTACATAAGTTGCTACATCACCTTCTAATACAACGGTTGAATGGACTTGAGAACCAGTGCCATAACCCAGGTGAATTGTATTAGAAATTTTACTAATGAAACCGGGCGGGCAATAAACCTTGCCGATGCGATTTTGCAACGCATAATCCACGGCGGCTTGTATAGCAAGCGTATCGTCGTCTGTATCATTTCCCTTAGCACCAAAATCGCGGATATCCACGCGGCCTTGAGCAACATGATCAGATAACGGCCTAGAAGTTGTTGCTCCTCGCGCCTTCAACGATCCAGTGGCGAGATTAGGTAATACCATCAAAATCCCCAATATGCGTGTTGATTGGCATTCACAGCAGTACAATTAGCGCCACTAAATGCGGTCGTGGCCCAATAACCAGCCTCCGCGATCTTGCCGAGGAACGCCTGCGATCCAATATCGGTCGCTCCGAGATTGACCGACGCCACACCCGTAATATCCGTTCCTGCATTGCCAGTAGTAGATACGTTATCTACATTCAAAATAGAATTAGACGTCGTGGTACCAAACACACCTTGAATCGCGTGCCAAGCACCATCCGTTGCAGGTGCCGTCAAAACACCTCCAGCATATAAAAACACAGTATTTGCGCCAGAATTATTATACCCAATCTGTTGCCCAGCAAGGCATAGGCTTTGCTGCGCCCCATTGCTCACGCCATTGGCGACTGCGGAAATGGTAGCACCCGGTGCATTTTCAAATGTTGTAGTATTTCTAATATGACTGTTCGTACCGTTGAATGTCATAACCGGTAGACTGCCTAGACCAGAAAGCGTAAGCGTCGGCCGGTTGGCATTCGTTGGCTGCGTTAGATGGTTACCGTTGCCGGTTTGATCATATAACTTACCAATGCGCGACGCGCCGCCCGCGATGACGGTCGCAGCAGTCGCCACATCGAGCGCACCGGTATCCAGGATATTGATCGTCGCGACAAACGCGCCAGTAGCATCGTTGTGCAGGTCGAGCGCCGGATTGCTACCAGTCGCATAAGCTGTGTTGTAGGCACGCAACCCAACCCACGATCTTGCACCCGGAACAATATTGCCGGGGCCACCCGCGTATGTTGCTCCAACAATCGTAACTGTCTCAGTGTTTGACCAACCACTAGCAGGTGCTTCTGCCCTCTCAATTCGAGCACGAAAATACCACGTTATAGGAGAAAGCACGCCAGTTGTAAATGTGATGGAATTCGCTGCATCCTCGCCAGCATCAATCGCATTTGTTAATTCTGTCGCGCCAGTGAAATCACTAGCTGCTGAATACTGGAATCGCACTGTGTCGCCCAGCACCAAATCGCCAGTCAGCGTAAAGTCCGGCGTGGTATCAGTTGGCGGAGTAGTAAGCAGCAATGTTGGCGCGGGTGGAGTCGTCGCAGCAACATCAGTTACAAAAATTGTAAATGGCGAATTAGCAATTACTGGTGTAACACCAGTAACACCAATAATAATACTGTGTGACGTTGCTGTTTCATAATCAATAGTGGCCGCAGCAACTTGCAACGAATTACCAACTAGTTTAAATCGCCCGCCTGCATTATTAACTAATGTATAAGATGGCGTTCCAGTAACGCCCAACACACCAACCGTACCTACAACAGTATCTACCGGGGAATTTTCTAAAATTATGTTAGGAAAAAGAATAATACGAGGAACAAGTGCTCTTCTACTATAACCCGTGCCGCCTTTACCCGAAATAAAAGATTTAACCTTATAAGGCTTATTTTGTAATAAGTAGATTTCGTCGTCGTCGCGGCGGCGAACCATTGCATCCCCTATTCATTTAGGGACGCTCCGGAGATACTATACCCCCGGAGCTTAATATATCACACTTCGTTACGACGTCGACGATTACGAGCGAAGCCCCAAAGAGCGCCAGCTGCCATTAGAAGTCCCGGAAGTCCTGCTCCCACGACCGGCCCAGGAACAGCCTGCGGAACGATGAAGAACGAGTCCGGTCCATCATTCGCACCCGAGATACGTGCGTAGAAGATTAGCTTGTCGCCGGCTTGAATATCTGTGCCGATGTTGATGTCGAAGCCGGACAGCGTGTAGTCGGGGAAGCCGGTGCCGTTGTTGATGGAGGGAATCAGCGCCCCGCCGGGTTGGAGCAACGAATACTGTGCCAAAACGGTATGTTGCGTCAAGTTCAGCAGTGCGAATGCCTCAAGCGTCTGCGGCGTGCCGGTGTCGTTGACGTCGATGCCGATCGAGAATTGCAGATTCGGATCACCATTCGCGGCGAGATAGGCCCGCAGGAATGATCCATCATAAGCCATACCCACGGTATCAAGGCCAGGGTTGCCGCCGCCCGAAACGTTGGTAGAAAAAAAGATCGCGTCGGACAAGTTACCGCTGTTCTTAAAGTTGGTGTAGCCAAAGTCAGCCTGTTGCTGCGGCTGGTTATCGCCGCAGATGACGCACTGGATGTTGAGCGGCTGGTTGCCACCCGGAACCACATTTTGCAGCGTCAAAGTAGTGCCGGTATTAGTCCAAGTTTGGCCGCCCAGAACGACATCAGCGTTTGCCGGAGCAGAAAGTGTCCCCAGCAAGATCGCAGCTAAAGCGAGCTTCCTCATATAAACTCCTGTTGTGTGGGGGTATATTCGCCCCACCACGGTACCACACCACCCGCCGCTTGTCAAGTATAGTGTATATTCAACGCTTCTTGACAAACTTGCCTTTTTTCTTGTCAGCCTGATTAAAGTCCTTGGCGACGCTGGACGGAACCCCGGCTTTTTTAGCGAATTGGGGGCTATGTGCAGCGGCTTGCATAAACTTCGCCTGCTTCTTTGACTTAGAAGGCATACTTCCCTCCTGTGTG